GGGAGGGGAGTGTGCGTCGCTGTGCACTCCCAAAGGTCAAAGACCCTCCACCCCAATTAGGGGATGGGCAAAACGCCCCAAATCCCCGATACCAGCGGCTGACGGTGCGCTAGCATCGAATGCTGATACTTACCATTCGCTACACAGTCGGATGGCGCGGTCACCCCAGGGTAGGGGCAGATCTTGCCATTTAGACACCGGGATGCTGCGGACGACTGTTCGCAGCGGCCCAGATCCCCGGATTGTGTAGCTCCCACCCTTGTCACAGGCAGGAATCGTCACATCCTTCCTTAGACGAGGATAATACGGAGGTTCGTCATCCCGTAGGACATACTCACGCCCGCGTCTCTCCTCATCGTCGACCTCGGAGTGGCCACAGAAGTAAGTGGCAAACGCCGTGAACTCCGGTTGCGCAACCTGTCTCTTTCGAGGGTCAGGCTCTGCGTCTTCTGGGAGTATCACAACTCTCCTGGGTCTTTCGGTGATCGTGGAGTAGCACAGGAATGCACCGAAGTGCTCCCCGCCACCGTAGCGGTAGCGGGGCCTGGCCACTCCAATGTCACACCAAAGGTGACCGTCACCCGCAAACGGCGGGCCTGTAAGCCGGAGCTTACGAGGGATCTTCTGGATGATCCACGCATGCGCCTCCAAGAGGCGATCAACGTGGTGACCCACTGGTAAGTGAGTCGCGACAGAACCGAGGTCAGATAGCCGGTTAGCCATCTGCCAAACGGTGTTCGCAGCATACATCAAATCCCTGACGGTAGCCATCTCCAGTTTCCACTGGAGCGGCCTGACGAGGTAGCCCCTAAAGTAATCCATACCACACGACTCATAGAATGAACCGCATGTAAAGGACTTGTGGTCGTTAATCACAAACCCAGCATGGCTACATACCTCGGAGAAGAGGTCGAACGCCGCTGTTGGGATGATGACATCATCCCCGTACACACGCAAGTTGACCAGGGAGGTCTTTGCTCGCGTGATGGGTTCAAGCCCGAGCACCTTCATACACCCCCAACCGAGGGCGTAGAAGATGAGTGTCTCGAGCTCGAACGTGTACGCGTTGCCCATTGAGCTCCACTTGTTGAGGGGGTACGTACCGCCCTCTATTGTGTAGCTTTCGCTGCGGCAACGTTCCAAGAACTCAACCCAATCAATTGGGAGGAGGTCCAGGACCAGCATATATGCAATAAGGTCCGAGGCGCTGCTGAAGTCCACCGTGGCCAAGCCACGATAGTAGGCTTCTTTAGCGAGAACTTGATTGACATCCTGTCGATCCAAGTCCAACCCGAACGCCCGAAGGCATTCGCGCATATACGATCCAATACCCTTCTGCATCAGGCCGTTTAAAAGCGGCTCAACGCAGATAGGGCGGTGGATCTTGGCGTCCTTAGGGACAGTATCTAGCCGGCTCCCGGGCACGATCTCGATCGTGACAGTGGACCCTTCAGGGTGCCACCCAGGAATTTCCCCGAGCAATTCGGAGACGACCGGCAGTAGCGACGAGGTGCATTCAAGGGGAGAATGTACCTTCTGATACACGGAGGTGTCCCCGCGTACCTGTAGGCTTGAACCCGGCCCGAAGCGGAAATCGAGATCCGCCAACGTGGGAACCGGACCCAGGATCTCAGCGATCTTACGTCTTGCCAAGCAGAATGCCTGGTCGACGTCTGAGCGTGTGGCATTGCCTAACGCGCCCAGAGCTTTGATCCGAAGGTTGGTCTCCGCGCAGCGGTCTTCCGCTTCGATGAACTTCTTAAGCGCCTCGCCCCGACGGTTGTAGGGGCTAGGAATATGCTCGTTCTTGGCCAGCAGGCTGGTAGCCTGCCGGTCGAGGAAGAAGTTCACCGGGTCATCGTATCCAAGAGGAGAGATAGACCCGTCCAGCGCACCCGGGTCACCAGCTTCGAGAAGCATGGCAACCCTAAGCGCACAGGGCGAGTCCAGAGCCTCGAGGACACGCAAACCCACATCCATCAGACTAACGGAGGATCGAAACCCCCCGCCGTCCGGATTCTTGTTGGATCCGGTTCGAGGCGAAGCCTCGTGACCCGACTTCGGGCGCCTAGGATGGCGCCCCCCGTTGGGTTTCCTGTCCCTTCTGGGACGCTGACCGCGAGTTTTCACTCGTCTGTTACTCCTATAACCGTGAGTAGCAGTGTGGAGGCAGGGCAATTAGCCCTGAGTAGCCTCCGCGCCACGGGCCGAGACAACCGAAGTCATCTCGGAACCGTTCTGTGACACTGTGACGGTGATGATAACACCACCGTCCGCGGTGTATGTCACGCGGACAACGCAGTCCACGCTAGTACACCGGCTCGCCCGTCTCCATCAGCGTGATGAAGGGGGCAGAGAAACAGGATCCCGCGAAGAACTTTGCGGCATCCTTACGCGGCTGAGTTGCCGCGCGCAGTGGAACAGAGACGCGGAGGTCGTACACGATCGAGTAGTCCTTCTCCGGACCCGGGGTATAACCCGAGATGGAGGGACCGTCGATCGCCTTCCCGACCGGGAGGTCGAGCTTCCACCGGTAGACCTCATTTCCGTTCGGACTCGGTGCACGACGGATCATGCACGCGAGTGACGGGTAAAGCAGCGCAATGCCGCCGACCCGGTCCTGCCAGCTGGTGTACTCGAGAGAGGCACCGTTAGGCGCGAACGAATGCGAGACCGGAGTTCCCTGGGCATCGTCCAGGGCGATAGTCCCCTGTTGGGGCATGGTACTTACCTCTTTTAGGTCCTAACGAGGACCGCGGTTGACGCACTAGCGTCGTGAACCCACCACACTCGCCACAGCCTGGTAGAGCAGGGAGTACGCCGAGGCGTACTGTGCTTTTCCCAGACTGAGGTCGGGGATGATGAGCTTGGGTGAAGGGAGATTCGTCAGGGGCTTGCGCTCCTTAAAAGTCTCCCAGTAAGCCGCAGAAGTATGCCACTCGGCAAACGGCGGATTGATATCCGTCGACTGCCAGGCGGCTCCCCTTACCTTGGTGTAGGTATGGCCTCCTTTGAGGCGCAGACCTTGCGGTGGATAAACGGATTCAATCCATCTACCGACCGGGACAAACCAGTCCAACACGAAAGAATAAGGAGTCAGGTTATATAGGATAGACACCGGGTTGGTCAAACCCAGTATCCGGCCAACGTCCTGTAGAGGTCGGTCGACCTCAAAGTACATTTTGGCCTGGACCGAGCGGGTGAACCTGCAACGGTTCTCCCACCTTACCCCGGAAGGGGAGATTCCTCTCCCGTAACCGGAGTCCTCCTGATGAGTTCGGACCACGAGTGGTCTTGGCTCTCTCAGCATCCATTTCGCGGCTTGAACAGCCGCGTCCTGAACATCTGACAGGAGGGGTCTCACCCCATACGACCAGCCCAACCAAGAAGACGTAGCGACGTCCGCAACCCGTTCGGTGTTTGACACCGTTCGAGCACTGGATAGCCGCTCAAGGGATTGTCGAAACTTTCCCTTCTGAACGTCACGTATCGAGCCAGCGATGGCTCGCACGGCACCGGTGATGAACCCCAATGTTTCGGGGAACTCACCTAGGAACACGCCCATGTTAAAGGTCGTGTTCCGTGCTTTCTCGTTGAGTCGATATGCGATCTCGTTCTCCAGAACGGCTGTAGGAGTACAGCGAACACCAGGGTACGTTACCCCGGTGCCGGTCTGGAGGACTCCACTCGTGGCGAACTCGGTTGGCCAGTAGAAACCTCTGGCGCCGGTCTCGTTCACAAGGGAACCATCGGAGCGTTCATAGAGAGGGGTGTTCCCCTCTTTCCTATGAAGTTTATGGTAATTCTCAGGGAGTTGTAAACCCTGAGCGACCTTGCTCCAATAGTCGGGCGTAGCCGTGCTGAGCTTCTCCAAGGAGAAGAAGCGGTCCGGATACGTATACCCGTATGAAGGCATATCGGATTACCTCTGCGAGGAAAAGGGCGGATACTCATCCGCGAGGGGGCGGTGCCCCC